TGTACTTAAAATATAATAACCACCATAAGGCTACTACTCAGCACGAGGATAGAGTAGCTGGGGTTTTAACTATTGAAAGTTGGATAAAAGAGGGGGAACAAGATAAGAGTAATATGTATGGATATGATTTGCCTATTGGAACTTGGTTCGTTAAGATGAAAATAGAAAATGACGAGATTTGGAATAGGATAAAAGCAGGCGAACTTAAGGGCTTAAGTATTGAGGGGTATTTCGTGGATAAGCTAGAAAAATTAAGTGCACCAGCTAAGCCAACAAATGAGGAATTACTAAAAGAGTTACTAAACATAATAAAAGAAAAATAAAATGAGCATAGAAAAATTTACTAAAGCTGTAAAAAGCTTTGAAAAAAATAAAAAAGTGGCTAGTGGTTACATAGCTCTTAATGATTTAAAAATTTTGGATAGGTATTTAAAAGAGGCTAAAATAAGGCGTAAAGATATTAAAGTAGCACGCCAAAAATTTGCTGATAGTTTTTTAGAGGAAAGCAAATTAGAAAATGAACAAAGGCAATCTAATACTATGGTAGAAGTAGCTAAGGATAAAGTAACTGAGTATAGAAAAGAAAGTACTGCTAGGCTTGGTGTACTTAATAAAGAGGTAGACCAAAGGCAAAACACTTATAATAAGGATAGGCAAGCTTATGAAAAAGCAAAAGTAGTTACTGAAAAATTAGCCTCAAGCTCAGATAATGCCTATAATGAGGGTGTACAAATGGCTAATAGGTTTGATACAGCTATAGAAAACTTTTTAAATGCCGCTAAAGCACTTGGGGTTAATGTTAAGGTAGATAAATATAAAAAAGCCGCTGACGACCTTAGAATTAAATAGCAAAATCAAATAAACTTAAAATAAATACTTTATTAATTAACGGATATATACAAAAACAAAAACTATTATGGATATTAGAAAACAAATTTTAACCGCTTTAGGGATTGAAAAAACAAACCTTGAGTGGCAAGCTAAGCTAACTGATGGCACTATTGTAGTAAGTACTGCACCTGAGTTAGAAGTAGGAGTTGATATTTCAATTTTAACTGAGGACGGAACAAGTATGCCCTTACCAGTAGGAAGTTATGAAACTGAGGATGGGGTAGGTTTTGTAGTTGAAGAAGATGGAATAATTGCTGAGCTATTAACTGAGGAACAAGAGGCACCAAGTGAGGCAACTGATGATGAGGCAGCTGAGGTAGTAGAGGCTGGCGAGGACACAGGCGAAAATGATGATGAGGCTGAGGTAGGCGACTGGGCTGGTATGGAGAAAAGAATTAAAAACCTTGAAGACGCAATAGCTGATTTAAAATCTAAAGTAGATGGTGGGGATGCTGAGGTAGTAGAGGAAGTAGAGGCAAAAGCTGAGCCTAAAAAAGCTACACCAAAAACTATTAAGAAAACTGAGGTAACTGAATTTGAGGCTTTAAAAGCTGAAAATGAGGAATTAAAAGCTAAGCTAGTTGAGTTAAATAAATCAGCGGGTGCTGAGGCTTTAAACTTAAATAGATTTAGCACAGCTAAAAAGGCTAAGCCTTTAACTAAAGCAGAATTAAAAAAGCTAACCCCACAAGAAAGGTTTGCTTATAACATTAATAACTAATATAATAATAAATAAAAATTTAAAAAATGGCAAATTTAACGGTAAACGGGAATTTTACAGGCGACCACGCAGGTAAATATATTGCAGCTGCTTTAAAAGAAAGCACTTCTTTAGAGTATATGACTGTGATGGAAAACATTAAGTACAAAAGAAACATAACTAAATTAAGTGGGCATAAAGGCGAAGGCGATTATGACCATATAGTTGGTAATAGAAGTTGTGATTTTACAAGTAGAGGTAAACTTGATTTAACTGATAAGGTTTTAGAACCAAAAGCTTTACAAGTAAATTATGAGGTTTGTAAGGGCGACTTAATTAAGGATTGGCAAGCTTTACAAATGAAAGCTGGGCAATGGAATACTAATATGGGTGCTGACTTTCAATCTTTTTTAATTAGCCAAGTAGCTGGCGTTATTGCTGAAAGTACTGAAAACTCAATATGGGGTGGTGCTGATGCAACCGCTGGACAATTTGAGGGCTTTATGACTGGAACGACTGGTTTATTTACTACACCTGATGCGGTAACTTTAGCACCAGCAATTACGGGTGGTGCTTATGCTCAAGCAACTATTATTTCTGACTTATCAGCTTTAGTAGCGGCTGCACCAGCTTCTGTATATAGCCATATACAAGATGACTTATACTTATATATGGGTGTTAAGGCTTATAGAATGTATATAGCGGCTATATCTGAATTAGGTTATGTAAATGCTTACAATATGAATAGCTCTTATGAGCCATATTTCGAAGGTATTAAAGTTGCGGTTTGTTCAGGTATGCCTGATGACAATGCTTGTATAGCTCAAAAATCTAACTTATATTTCGGTACTGATTTATTGAGTGATGAAACTGAAATTCGTATCTTAGATATGAGTATGGTTGATGGCTCAGATAATGTAAGAGTCGTAGCTAAGTATACAGGTGGTGTACAATTTGGTATCGAAAGTGATATCGTTTGGCAAAAGTAATAACAATAATATAGTAAAGTAGGGGCGTTAAAACCCCTACAATACTTAACACTTAAAAATAAAATAATATGGCAACACCTTGTGATTTAACTAGGGGTAGGGGTTTAGGCGGATGCCTTACTACTCAAGGGGGGGTAAAAAATGTTTACTTCGCCGACTTTGCAACCGCTGAAACGGCTGCAACCAATTCTGAAATGGATACCTTTAATGGGGTAGCTAATGTATACAAATATGCTATGCGTAGGGGTGCTGGTACTTACACAGAAACTATTAATGCAAGTGCAGATAATGGAACTGTGTTTTACACACCATCAACTACTTTAAAATTAGCTAAATTGACAAAAGAAGACCAAAATGAGCTTAAGCTAATTGCTCAAAATACTTTAATTGTTTTTGTAGAGCTTAACGAACAGAATGCCGCTGGGCATAATGTTATAATGTGTATTGGTACTGATACTGGTGCTAATATAAATGGTGGTACTAATACCGCTGGAACTGGGATGGGTGATTTCAATGGTTACGAATGGACTTTCGATTCTAATCAATCTTACCCTTGCTGGATATTAGAGGACTACACTACTGACCCATTTGACAACGCTGGTTTTAATAGTGGTGCGGGTGTAACCATAATATCTTAGTAGCAAGATTTTATATATGTTCTTTAAAGAGGGGTGGCTATTGCTACCCTTTTTTATTTCAATAAAATAAATAGTAATAATTTCTATTACATATTAAGGACTATGATAATAATACAAAAATATAATGGGGGTAGTAGCCAAATAAGTAGCTTTAATTGTAGACCCGTACAGCGTACAAACCAAGTAAAGCAAGATGTAATAAATAGAAGTAAGGATATTTATTTAATATATTTTAGGTGTGATATGAGTGGTAGGGTAGCTTATGCTTATAGTAATGGGGTAATAGATACTAACCCTATTATAACTGATTATGGGGCAAAAAGAAGCAATTACCAATATAGTAATGTAGAAATAGTACAAGTGCCTACAATAGCTGAGGAAAATGTATATGAAAGTATGGTATGTTTTGAGCCAGCTGGTAGTTGGTATTATATAATTTACGAGGTGCACTTCCCAGAAACTACTAGCGTATTATATGATGGCTTATACTGGGGTATGATGCAAGCAGGTTATGCCCCTATAGATAATTTAGGTAACTATGATGAGTGGCTAGGTACTGGACCTGACCCCTCTACTTGTAAAGGCGTATTAGGCTTAGCTGTAGAGGAAGGTAAATTATTAGTAACACAAGAGCCTAATGCTATTACTTATACACAGCATATACAAACTAACGATAACTATATTTATACTGAATAATGGATAAAATACTTAATATAAACTTAGAAACTCAGACAGCACCTAAAATTAAGGAAAGCCCAAGTAAGGAATGGATAGAGTTTGGTACTGAGGACAACGCTAATCTATATCCACAATTTCTTATAGATTTATTTTACAACTCAAGCACCCACGCAGCCATTATAAATGCCACTAGTGCTATGGTGGCTGGCGAGGATATAATATGTGAGGACGAGGATAGCCCATATTATGAGCAAGTGAAAGAGTTTTTTAATAGAGCTAATGGCAAAGAAACACTACACGAAGTAATTAAAAAAGTAGCTTTTGATTTTAAATTGCAAGGTGCTTTTGCTCTTAATATCGTATGGTCGCAAGATAGAACAAGGATAGCTGAGATTTTCCATATCCCAGTAGAACGCCTTAGAGCCGCTAAACCTAACGCTATGGGGGTAGTTACCGAATACTATATTTGTGCCAACTGGAGTGATACAAGGCTTAATGAGCCCCAAGCTGTGCCAGCGTTTGATATGAATGATAGAACAAGCCCAAGCCAAATACTTTATAGTGGGCGTTATAGCCCTGAGATGGATGTCTATTTCGCACCAGATTATATCGGTGGATGTAACTGGGC